AATCATTCTTTGATCGTTCAGTCCCAGACTATAAGACGTTTGCTTCTGTTCAAGTTTTAATGAATGCATGGAGAGGAACCGGATTTAAAGGCTCTATCTCTGAAATGGCACAGCTTGAAGAGATGATCCTTGAACACATCTTAACTGTTAAAAATAAACCAGAGATTGATGCCTCAGACGTAACCACCTCTGAAGTTAATAGCCTTGTTGTTAAACTCATGACAGAGAAGTTTAATGCAAAATATAATGGACTATTAAATGAAGTTCAAAAGGAAATCGTCAATCTCTACATGCTAAGTCACAGTAGCAAAGAAAATAGAGAGCATTTAGTTTCATTACTTGAGAACTTAAAAGTTTGCACTTTAAAGTCTCTTAAATCTCCGGTAATGACCGAAGGTTTAGATAGAATTCTTAAGAGTAAATTAGGAGAAGTTATTTCTTTGCTCGAAGGTAGTGATTTGTCAAACATAACTGATGAAACAATTACATTCTATATGTCAGTTGCCAAGCTTAAGGAAGAAATGGAGAACAAATCATGAAACTCCTAAAAGAATTTAAAGAATTTAACTACGAAATAATCAAAGAAGATGCCTCTGATGGTAAACCAGGAAAACTTTTCGTTAAGGGAGTTATTCAGCGTGCAGACACCCTTAACCAAAATGGACGCATCTATCCAAAAGATATTCTCTTCAAAGAAGTAGAGAACTATAAAAAGGTTGTTATGGAACGTCGTGCAATGGGCGAGTTAGATCACGCCGATGATCCCGTTGTTAACTTAAAAAACGTTTCCCATCTTATTACAGATATCTGGGCAGATGATGAAGTTATCTTTGGAAAGATTGAAATCCTTCCAACTCCAATGGGCAACATCGCTCGTAACTTAATTGAAAGCAATGTTAAGGTTGGCATTTCATCTCGTGCTCTTGGATCTGTAAGAAGCCGTGGAGATGCTGACGTGGTTCAAGACGACCTTCATCTTATTTGCTGGGATTTAGTTTCTGAACCTTCAACTCCAGGCGCATATATGATGCGTGAAGCAAAAGAAGTAGACCCACGTATTCTTAATAAGATATTCTCCAAGAGCGACCGCCTTGATCGGATTGCAAATGATATTCTTGGAATTAAAAAGGGTCGTGTATGAAAATGACCAAATCAGATTTCAAAGGAATGATTAAAGAATGCATCCGTGAACTTATAAAAGAAGGTGCATTTAATGATGCTTATATAATGTCAGAAAGTGCAAGAGCCGCTTCAACGACAAATAGAACCGCATCAAATGATATGGTTTCTCAGAAAAATCCTGTTGATGTTGCCAGAGCCCGAGCCGCCGCTGCTCGCATGGCTGGTTATGACGATATGGGTTTAGGCGCTTCTGAAAATGCAAACGTGCCAACGTCTTCTGCTCCAATTAATCAAAATATGAAAAAATTAGTAGAAGCGGCTTCAACTCAAATGAGTAAGGGCGATAGTAAAATGGCAAATGCATATGCAGCTATTCTTGCAGATACAGCCATGCATACTCTTCCACAACAAATGGCACAAGATCCTTCGAGAAATGGTGGTTATGGTGCAATGGCTGCTGCTGGTATGCAAAGCGAACAAGAAAAAGTCAACCCAGAACAATTGCAAGCTATAGCACCCGCCGGAGATTTAGGTCATTGGGCTAAATTAGCATTCGGAAAACACAATAAATAAATATATTACTGAAAGTTGTTAAATCGACAACATATTTAGTTCATGAACTATAAGGTGATATAATATGGCTACACGACTTAAACAAATAATGGTTGAACCTCCTGCCGACAAAATGACCGGTGGTTTAGGCAAATCAGATATTACTGTTTTGCAAAAATCATTTCCAGGCTCTCCAGTATATCGTTCTGCTGATCGTTTAACAGACCAAGTTGCAACTGAACAATACATGAATATTGTAACTAATGCTACAGTTAATGATGGTGGACATACGTTTGGAACAGTTGATTTAAATTATACTGGCGCTCCAAATCTTGCTGACGTGGTAGTAGGCGGCGGTGGTCTTCCAGGATCTGCATATGCTCCAAATATTGCTTCACCAGCAGAAGGACAAAATCCGGCAGATATTCCTGAATCTGGAGTTGAAGCAACTGCAAGAGTGCAGGGTTCCGGCGCACCTTTCTCTGGCGATGGTCTTGCAAATCCACGTGACACCTCCAGAGTAATCTCAGGTCAAACAATCGGTGGTCTTAGATTAGGGAAATCATCCTCAACACCTGCTTGATAATAAAGGACATTAACAATGAGTGATTTATATAAAGAAGCATTAGCCGATGCAGCAAAAATTCGTGAGATAGCAGAGCAAGACGCTCGTAGTGCTATCCTTGAAAGAATTAATCCTTACATCAAACAAATGATCGCTAAGGAAGCTTCAAATTCTTTTCTATTAGAGCAAGAAGATATGACGCCAGAAGCTCCTGCGCCTGAAGCAGCAATGGCAATCCCTGATGCTATGGCACCATCTGAGATGCCTATAACTCCTGCCGGTGGATCGGATGTTGTTAATGTTCCAATGCCAAGCGGCACAGATGGAAAGATTACATTAAGTTTTGATGATTTGTTTGCCTCCGAAGGAGTTGCAGACATCGTTAATCCAGCAGATATGTCTCAGGCTTCATCCATGGAAGTTGCAACGTCTACTCCAGCTATAGAGGCTGCTCCAGAAATGCCAGCCCCGAGCGCCCCTGTAGAAGCTCCAACAGCAGAAGCTCCAACAGCAGAAGCTGTTCCTGCAACTCCACCCGCTGCTGGTCCAACTCCAGCCCCAGAAACTGCCGGTGCAGCAGCAGAAGAAGAAGCACCTGTTCCACCAGCGCCTCTTGCAGAAGTAAAAACTGCAAAACAATTTGAACGTCAACTTGCTGAAATGGCAGTTAAGATTGACCGTATGTATTCTACAAAAGTTTCGGCTCTTACACAAGATGCCTATAAAACCAAGCTTTTTTCATTATTAGAGCAGCTTGATAGTCTTGCTGCGAACAAGGTTATTTCACCTAAACAAGCACAATTGAACGAAAATAGATTAGAATTTTTGTTCTTACACTTGAAAGAAGCAAATTTGAACAATAGTTATAACAAGCAAAAGGACAAGGACACAACTATGACAACTCTTAAAGAATTCGCAGCAAAACTTTTTGAAAGCGCAGACGCAGAACGTCTTGCAAAAGATAGCCAAAGCACCGGAGAAACTGGACTTCCAGTTCACAAAGCAGCAACAGCCCATGCACAAAGCGTAGACGGCGTTCAAGCTGATCTATTTGGCGGCGGTTCTAAGACGACAGAAAAGCTCGCAGCAGCAGGATCAGTAGATGCTGACGAACTTGAAGGTCTTGAAGGAGAAGAGGGCGCATGGGAACAAGCTCTACTTGAAGAAGTAGAAGCAGCTCTTCGTGACGAGCTTGATGCACACGAAGAACCAGAAGCTGGCGAAGTTCCAGCCGCTGTTAAAGATTCCGGATACTTCGAGATCAGCGAAGCAGCTCTTAAAGAAGCAGTTGCAAAGATCCGTAAAGAAGCCGCCTCCAAGAAGGCAACTTCAAAGTCTGCAATCAAAGAAGCCGCTCGTAAGAAGCTTCTTGAAATGATGGACACAGGCATGAAAGAAGATATGGTTCTTTCTGTTGAACTTCCAGATGAAGTTGAAGAACAACTCGCAGATGAAGATCTAGAAGTAGATCTTATGTTCTCAGGCGAAGAAGAAGGCGAAGAGATGGGCGACGAAGAAGAAGTAGTTGACCTTGATATGTCTGCCGCTGGAGAAGAAGAAGACGAAGAACTTGGTTCTTCAGAAGAAGAAATGCTTCTTACGGACGAAGAAGGCGAAGAAGAGATGAAAGAAATGGCAAAGCCAATGATGGAATCTCGTCGTGTTCGCAAGGCTCTTCTCGAGTCCCGCTCCCGTGAAATTAAGTCACGTCGCCTTGCAGAAGCAAAGCGTGCAGAAACTGCCACACTTAAGAAGGAAATGGCAGAGACAAACCTTTTCCTCTCCAAGCTTGTTTATCTTAACAAGTTCCTTGTGAGAGAAGATCTTAGCCGTAAGGTTAAGCAACAAATCGTAGAGCACCTTGATCGTGCTTCAACAATCACAGAAGCCAAGGAAATCTACACAAAGATTGTTAAAAAGCTTGATGAAGCAGCAGCAGCGCACACTGCTCCTGTAGTTGGTTCGGCATCAAAGCCAACGACTGCTGGCAGCGCCCGCCTCAATGAGAGCGTAACCAGAGCTGCATCTTCGAATGGTTCTGAACCAGTAATCGGAACGTTTGAGAAATGGCAGATCCTAGCTAACATCAAGAGAAATAATGACTGATAAAAGCCGAATAACAAAAAAATACAGGAGTATATTACAATGAAATCTTCGTTTACATTATCACAATTAGCAGAAGGCGTTCATCGCCGTTCACTTGGAGCCGATGCTCCAAGACTTCAAAAGAAGTGGCAAGCCACGGGTCTTCTTGAAGGACTTAAGGGCGTCAACAAAGACAATATGGCTCGTCTTCTTGAAAACCAAGCAGCAGAGCTTCTTAAGGAAACCGCAAACTCACTTTCTACCGGCGGCGCAGGTCTTGCTTCCTCTGGTCAAGTAGTTGGTTTCACCAACGTTGCATTCCCAATCGTTCGTAGAGTATTCGCTGGTCTTATCGCTAACGAGATCGTATCCGTTCAGCCAATGAGCCTTCCAGCCGGTCTATTGTTCTACCTCGACTACACCTACGGTAACAACGTCGGTGGCAACGCAGGCGTAAACCTTTCTGGCGGAACCCCATCAACCTACGCAGATGGTCAATCAGTATATAACAACCCACGTGGCGCTGGCGTCCGCTCCGGATCCCTTGCAACTGGCGGCATGTATGACCTCGTCGGCGCAGGCTACTCCAAGGTTCACAAGAACTCCATCTCCCTCTCTGCTTCAAATGCAGACGTAGGTGCATGGGGTGCAGCAGGAACGACTTGGACAGCAGCAGACACCGTAGCAACAGCAGCAGAGTTCGTTGGTTTCAATGCTCGCTATGTTAACTACGATGGTAAGGTTGAAAATGATCTTACTGACGGCGCACTTGATTACTGCTTTATGTTCATGAGCGCATCTACAATTACTAGCAACATCACCGGCGCAGATCTAGATTCACTTGAGCAAGTTGCAATCACCGGTTTTGGTTCTACGCTTAATGGTGCAGTAGCCTGGGGCGAAAGCTACCAAGGTGGTACCGGCATCCTTAATCTTCGTAAGCTTAATCGTCGTGGTAACTGGAATGGAAGCCTTTTCACGCCAGACCCACTAAACGGTTCTCACGTTCTATTTGTGCTTAAAATTAGCAATACCGGAGCCGTCCCAGGCGTCGGAGGATACGTATCCGGATCCGCAGCTCTAGCTGACAGACTTGACACGTCCGCTGGAACCGGCGCAACGCTTACGATTCCATCCTTCGAGTCTGATTTCGGAGTTAACCCAGCTTCTCCAGTAATCCCAGAAGTTGATATCCGCATCGAATCAACCTCAGTAACTGCAACGACCCGTAAGCTCAGAGCACGTTGGTCACCAGAAATGGCACAAGACCTTACGGCTTTCTACTCAATCGACATCGAAGTAGAACTTACGAACATCCTCTCCGAAATGATCACGCTTGAGATCGACCGTGAAATCCTTAACGACCTTCTTACACAAGCTGGCGCAGCAAACCTTTACTGGTCCAGAGCTCCAGGCAAGATCGTCAATAAGCTCACGGGTGCAGAGGCTCTTCAAAGCTCCACTCTCTCCCCAGGTCCAATGGCATTCGTCAATATTCAAGAATGGTATCAAACCCTTATTGAGACAGTATCTGACGTTGCTAACACGATCTACAAGAAGACGCTTCGTGGTTCTGCAAACTTCCTTGTCACGTCACCAGACGTTTGCACGATCCTTGAGCATCTTGTATCCTACAAGCCAGCTTACCGTCTTGACTCCGATGGTCAAGTACGTGACAGCATGACCGTAGGCGCAGAAGCCGTTGGTACGCTTAATAACCGTTACACAGTCTATAAGGATCCATATTTCCCAGCTAACAAGATCCTTGTTGGTCTTAAGGGCAATACGTTCCTTGAGAGCGGTTATATATACGCACCATACGTTCCACTAATCCTCACGCCAGTCATTTACGCTCAAGACGACTTCACCCCACGTAAGGGCGTAATGACGAGATACGGCAAGAGAATGGTTCGTAACGACTTCTACGGAACCGTTACAGTTCTCGATCTAAATCTTATATGAGCTAAAGTGACCTCACTTGATATAGTGAGGTAGACAAAGTGTCCTGAAATAATCAAAACTAAGGCTATGAGCAAATAAGTTCATAGCCTTAGTTGCTTTTTAGCATATGAAAATAGATTATAAAAATAGTTCAAATAACAATGGTATATATAAAATTACAAACATAATAAATGGGCGAGTATATTATGGCTCAACCATTAGATTTAAAAAAAGATTTGCATCGCATTTAAATGCTCTTGAAGGAAATAGGCACTCAAATACGTTTCTTCAAAATGATTTTAATAAATGTGGCAGAGAGGCTTTCCTATTGGAAGTAATTGAAATAGTGCATGAACCAAGTTCTCTTCTTGTAAGAGAACAACATTATCTAGATCAATATTATGATAATCAAAAACAATGTTATAACCTTAGAAAAGATGCATGTGATAGCAGAGCTGGTAAAAAGCAAAAAAACGTTTCCGATGCTTTAAAAGATAAACGCTGCAAGTCTCCTTCGGATGAAGTTCTTAAAAAACGGGCTCAAGCTATACGAGAAGCTAAAAAAACGCCAGAACAAAAAGAGAAAGCAAAACAGCACGCTAAAAACTTATGGAAAGAACATAAAGCGGATATCACTCTTGTTCACATGGAAACAGGAGAAGAAGTATATGTTGATAAACCTCTCAAAACGTTTGCAGAAGAACGAGGATTGAGTTACAAGTCTTTACACCTATTAACTAAAGGTAAGACAAAAAGTTGTGGAGGATGGTTTGTT